AGTACGTCGCGTACCACAGGCAGGGCGACGCGGGAGTGGAGGAGCGGATGATCGCGTCCCTCTGCCGCCGCCTCGCCCTGTCCGCGTGGGACTCGTTCCGGCTGATCTACTTCTACGCCACGACCTACCACATCCCGTCCGCGCTGGACATGCTGGAGGGCGAGCGCGAGATGGCGCGCCTCAAGTTCCGCACGGACAGGCGGTACGTGCGGTGCAACGGCGCGTTCCCGCGCCTGCTGGAGGAGCTGACGGAGGACAAGGCCGAGCGCCTTGCCGCCGCAAGGACGACGGCGGAGGCGTACCGGGAGGTGCGCTCGTGGTTCTTCTTCGGGAGGTACGCGGCGTTCCTGTTCCTGGAGGTGTACTGCAACGTGTTCAAGCCGGACTGGACGGACGACGTGGCGTTCGGCTGGGAGCCGGACGAGAACTACACCAAGGGCGCCATCCTGCTCGCGGGGAGCGCGAGCCGCGACGCCCTCGACCAGTTCCTGGAGCGGGCGAGGCGCGACACGGGCGACAACGCATTCGCCATCGAGACGAGCCTGTGCGCCGTGGAGAAGATCAAGAAGGGAACGCGCTGGAACGGCTACTACTCAGAGCGCATGCTCGCGGACGCGGACGGGACGCGGTGGGCACCGCTCATCTACGGCCTCGCCGGGAAGTGACTGGAGGAGACAGGAGCATGAACGTCAAGACCATATACCTCGGCGGCGTCCCGGCAAGCGGGAAGTCGACGCTCTTCAAGCGCATACGGGATGTGCTGTTCGCGGACGCGGAGGCGTTCGCGCACGGCCTGTGCCGTGGCGTGGCGCGCGGGCCTTACAGGATGCTCGGCGTGTTCGACGGCTCCACCTTCGAGGGGACGGACAGGCTGTCGATGGCAGTCATCGGCGACGCGCTGGACTACGTGGCCGCGCTGGAGCGCGAGGGCGCGCGGCGCGTCGTGTTCGTGGAGGGCGACAGGCTCTTCAACAAGCGGTTCATACGCGAGACGCACGCGGAGGCCTACGTCATCGACGCCGCGCAGCCCGTGCTGGACGCGCGCCGCTCCGCCCGCGCCGCCGGAGGTGACGGGCAGTCGGCCACGTTCCTAAAGGCGAAGCGGACGAAGGTGGAGAACCTCGTGCGGGAGCTGGGCCTGCGCCGCGCGTGGAACAACACGGCGGCCGACCAGGCACGGCTCGTGGCGTATTTCGTCGGCAAGGCCCGCGCATGGGCCGGCGGGGCGGCGTGATGGCGGACGCGATGGTGTGGAGGCCCTTCTCGCGCACGCGCCCCGGCGACATCCGCCTGCTGGAGCGCATCTGCCGCGAGAGCGGGAGCGAGAGCGTGCGGAGGCACGCCGCGTTCCTCCGCACCGCCGTGTGGCAGACGAAGGACAGGCCGGACAGGCTGTGGTGCGAGATACTGAACGACGCCGCGTTCTACATGTGCGTCCGGTGCAGGGGCCATGTGCGCGGCGTGGACACCGTCGTCATGGAGCGGTACCACGGGCGCGGTTGGGGCAGGGCGCTCCACGCGCGTTGCGTCGCCCGCATGGTCGCGGCTGGCATTCCCCTGTTCAGGTTCCGCACGAACCGCGACAACTCCGCGCTGGGGTTCTGGCTGAAGCAGGGCGCGCGCATCGTGGACGTGAACGGCGAGGACTACGAGATGGAGCTGCGCGTGCCGATCCCCGCGCCGCGCGACAACGCGGCCAATGCCGGAGAGGCGGAGAAGTGAATCCCGGATTGTTCAACGAGGCCATACGCCGCGCCCGCGCAGCCCTGCTGTCGCGGCGCGTGCGCCTGCCGAACACGCGGGACGCGCAGGGGCGCGAGCACGCGCCGGGCGGCGACGCGGAGGGCGGGCGGTACGTGTCGGGCGGGGCCGGGGCCGCCGCCGGAGGCGACAAGGGGGATGGCGCGGACGACGGTAAGGACGGCAAGGGGAAGAAGCTGCCGGACGACCCGCGCTTCGCCGGCACGGACTACAGGGACATGGCCGACTTCCGCGCGCAGGCCGCAAAGGTCACGCCCGAGCGCATCGGCGAAATCTGCCACTCCGAGCAGAAGGGCCTCATCCCGGCGCACGAGGGCCTTGCCGTCGTCATGTCCAACCCCGTGTTCCGCGACGCGCTCGGCCGCGAGATGCGCTTCGACAGCCAGTTCCTCCCGAAGTACCTCTACGGCCACGGGCGGGCCATGAACGAGGCCGACATCCTGCGCTTCCGCCGCGTCCGGGACGGGATATACGCCGTGCGCCACGACACCAGCCCCGCGATCGTGTTCCGGGGCCGGAGGTTGAAGAACCCGCCCTACCCCTACGGCTCCCAGCGCGCTTACAGCACGGACACGGAGAACGGCGAGACGTGGGCGATCTCGTGGGCCAACCAGGTCTACATAAGGAGCATACAGGAGCGGCCCAAAAACGAACCGCCCTACGCGACGTAGGGCGGCCGTTCCCGCTAGAGGGCGGATTCAAGCCTGTGAAGCGGAAGTGGCCCTATTTTACCCTTTCCCCCGCTGAAAGTAAACCCAGAAAACGAGAAAAAGCACAGACAGGAAAATCGCATGGAAGAACAGGAAAAGACGGACACCCTCCTACTGAAGGGCCACTACGGCAGCCCGCGATGGACGCAGGAGATCGCGGACTGCTCGATGCCGATGACCTTCGACACCTACTCCAACTGCTCGTTCTCGTGCCTCTACTGCTTCTCGCAGTTCCAGCGGCAGAACGGCACGGGCGGGCAGACGTACCGCGCCAAGCAGGTCCGGGCCGTGGACGTGGAGCGCATCAAGGCCCTGTTCAGCAACCCGGCCGAGGACAACCCCGCGATCCCGAAGGACCTGCGGCAGTTCATACCCTACGTGCGCCAGCGGCGCGTCATGCAGTGGGGCGGGCTGTCGGACCAGTTCGACGGCTACGAGCGCCGCTACGGCAAGACGCTGGAGCTGCTGCGCTTCTTCAAGGAGATCGGCTACCCGCTCTGCTTCTCCACCAAGGCGACGTGGTGGACCAGGGACGAGCGGTACATGGAGCTGGTGCGCGGCCAGCGCAACTGGAACTTCAAGTTCTCCATCATCACCCTCGACGAGCGCAAGGCGCGCATCATGGAGGGCGGCGTGCCGCCCCCGCGCGAACGCCTCCTCGCCATCGAGCGCATCGCGAACGCGGACGCGGGCGGCGCGACGCTCCGGCTCCGCCCGTTCATCATCGGGCTGTCCACGCCCACCTACCTCGACCTCATCCAGCAGGCGGCCGACAGGGGCGCCACCGCGATGTCCACGGAGTTCTTCTGCGCCGACATCCGCTCCAAGTCGCTCCGCGCGCTCATGCCGAAGTTCAACGCCCTGTGCGGGTTCGACGTGTTCGAGTTCTACCGCAGGTACAGCTCCAACAAGGGCTACATGCGCCTCAACAGGAACGTCAAGCGGCCCTACATCGACCGCATGGAGGCGAAGTGCCGGGAGGTCGGCATGCGCTTCTACGTGAGCGACGCGCACTTCAAGGAGCGGTGCGCCAACGGCTCGTGCTGCGGCCTCGCGGAGTCGTGCAACTACTCGCGCGGCCAGTTCTGCGAGGCCCTGCAAATCTGCAAGCGCAAGGGCGTCGTCTACTGGAGCGACATCGCGCCGGACGTGGAGGCCCTGCTCGGCGGGTTCAAGTGGCGGTACGCCGCCGGGTTCAACACCAACTCCTCCGAGCTGAAGGCCAAGTTCTACGACGAGACGATGGCCGAGTACCTGCGCTGGCTGTGGAACAGCCCGAACAAGGGGCAGAACCCCTACGTCATGTTCGGCGGCATCATGCGCCCCGCCGGGCGCGACGCGAACGGCGACATCTTCTACGTGTGGAACGGCGATGCCGGGGCCGCGAGGAAGGCCGAGGGCTGAACATCCGGGACAAGTCGCCGTTCCGCGTGAGGTGACGGCGCGCCACGCCCTCACAACGCGCAAACAGGCGCGCATACGCGGCGTTTTTATCAATTTTACGCTTTACTTTTCGCTCGCAATCCAGTAAACTTATTTGTACTGGGGTGCGCTGGAGGGCTGGACTTCCCAGCCCGCGCGCCACAGGTGAAAGGACAGAAAGATGACGCATGAAAAACAGGAAAATCGGCTCGAGGCCAACGACGTACAGCCGTTCGCAGAGATCGTGAAGACCGCAGACGGGCTGGACGAACTCATCGAAATTTTCCAGACCTACTGGATGGATCGCGCGGCCTGGCCGGAAATCTGTGAGGAAAATTACGCCCGCCGTACCGAACTCGTGGGCAAGTGCGAGGATTTTTCGGCTGCGTATCTTTCGGATGATGAACGCGCGGCCCTGTACGCGCTGAAAAACGCAGCCCTAGCCCACTTTGAAAAGGTCAAGGCCGATGGTGACAACCCTTGGGAACTTGATGTATACTCGCCGATGGAGTTCAACTGGATGATGCTGATTCAGCTTGGGCTGGTGCGCGCCCGTGAGAAGATTGGGGGCGAGCCGTGGCAGAACCCCGAAGCCGACGAGCCTGGAGAGGCTGGAATTGTATGGGCTGACATGGATAGCGACCCGGACGATGGGATCCAGTTCGTAGACTTCAACGAGGCCCACATCCTCGACCGAGCCGCGTAGCGGCCGCCCCACTTACGCTGTAACCCGCGCCCCGCTCCAACGAGCGGGGCATTTTTCGTTTGGTCATATCACGAATCGGCCATCGCTCGTCTTCTTGTCATAGGCGCTGTCCGCACGAAGAGGTGCGATACCCTTTCCGCTCTCCAGCTCCGGCTCAGGCTTCTGTTTCGAGTTCAGTTCTCGGAGGAGCTTGTTCTGCTGCTCAAGGAGTTCCGCGATCCGCTCGCTGTTCCTGTTCTGGACAGTAGCAATGTTCCAAAGCGCGCAAAGGATGAAGAACATGCACAGGTCGATTGACGCCACGTAGTCAACGATATTCCTACCGAACAACACCGCCAAAAGACCCAAGGCGAAAAGGACAATTATCAGCTTCCTTATCGCCCCAATAGCTTTAGCGTTCTCGGCGGAACGCGCCAGATCATTCGTGACGGCAGCGGGCTTCGCCGGCCAAGGTTTTGCGCTCATCGCAGGCCCTTTCGTTCAAGGACTTCAAAAACCTCGCGCTCGCGCTCACCAGTCATGGGGTGGATCGTGCATTGCGGGGATATTCGGGCCGCGAATCCCCTGCTCATTTCCCGCTTCGGGACTTCTGCGATCCATTCCACGGCGCGGCGGCACGGAAGGACTGACCCATCCTCGTATGTCCAGGCGCCATCCGCCACGCGCCCTATCATCACGGAACCGCCGGAGGCGTTGTTGTACACGACGATGTCGCCCTTGCGAACCTCGGCGCAGAGCCGTATGAGGTACATCCATCGTCTGACCGTTCCGGCCTTCGCGCGCGAAAGGCACTTCTCGCGCAACGTAGCCTCGCGCTCCTCCGTGAGGTCGTTCAGAAAACTCATGTCGTCGCCGACGCTCTCCTTCCAGCCTACGGGGAAGCAGTTCCCGCGAATTGGAAGCGAACGGTCTTTGGTGGCGGCGAATCCCCACATGCAGGGATGCGCAATTGTCTGTCTTCTCTTCATGGCCTGTCGTGTGTCTTGTTTGGTCTGTTGCCGCACAGTATGTCAAAATCCCCTGCCTCTGTCAATGCCCTTGACAAACGCGCCATCTATGTATGACTGCGCCCATGACAGACAGGCAGGTCGCCGATTTCCTCAAGAACCACGTCGGGACGCCCCGCTCGTGGCTCGACGATCCGCCCTTCCGCGTCCCGCCCGGACGGCCCGCGCCCGCACGCGCGACGGCGGACGGCACGGCTCCGCAGAACGCCCCACAGCCCTCAGACGCGCGCGCACGAGGGACATCATAGCAGGGTTGCCGCCACCCGTCAAGTTATTTTTCACAGGAGACAAAAATGGACCAAAAAGCCACAAACAGCAATCTAATCCCATTTACCGCCCTAACCGAGGAGCAACGGAGGGAAATGGCAAGCAAGGCGGGGCGCGCCTCCGGCGCGGCGCGCGCCCGGAAAAAATTGATGAAGGACAGGCTCGCGGAATTACTCGCGCTCCCGATGAAGGCCGGCCGCCTCACGCGCAACGTGTCCTCGCTGGCCGGGTTCAAGGACGCCAACGTGACCGTGGAGGAGCGCATCATCCTCGCCATGGCCACCAAGGCCGCAAAGGGCGACGTGAAGGCCGCAGAGTTCATCCGGGACACCATCGGCGAGGCCCCCGTGCAGGAGATGCGCGTGGAGCAGTCCGCCGCGTCGCAGATGACGGAAGATCAGCTGATGAAGATCGCCAACGGAGAGGCGTAGGAGGAGCCGTAGGGCGTGGCGCTCGCAGCGACAGTCACGCGGGCAGAGGCGGCGCTGGAGCTGGCCGTCCGCAGGGCGAGGAGGGACCTTCTCGCCTTCATGCGGCTTGTGTGGTGGATGCCCCACCCGCTCGTCATCGGCCGGCACACGCGCGCCATCTGCGACGCGCTCACCCGCTCCGTGGAGGCGTACGAGGAGGGGCGCTCCACAAAGCTCATCATCGACACGCCGCCGCGCCACGGCAAGAGCGACATCGTGTCGCTGGCGTTCCCCGCGTGGTTCATCGGGCGAGAGGCCGCGCTCCAGCCCTCCGTCATGGAGGTGTCCTACTCCGCCGAGAAGGCCGAGGAGTTCTCCCTCAAGATACGCGACCGCATCCTCAAGTCCGCCATGTACAGGCGCATATTCCCCGGCGTGCGCCTGTCCAGCGAGAAGAGCGCCGTCGCCTCGTGGAAGATCGCCGGGAGCGCCGGCACCTACAAGGCGCTCGGCATCCACGGCGGCGCGACGGGTTCGGACGCAGACCTGGAGATCATCGACGACCCCATCAAGGACGAGTCCGAATCCCGCAGCGAGGCCACGCGCCGCTCCATACACCGCCAGTTCTCCACCTCCTTCAACACGCGCCTCTCGCCCGTCAGCATACAGATCGTGATGAACACGCGCTGGCACGTGGACGACCTCACGGGCTTCATCCTCCGCAAGATGAAGGAGGAGCCGGGGTTCACCGCCTTTGAGCACATCACCTTCCCCGCGCGGCGCGACGGCCCGGACGGCTACGACTACCTGTTCCCCGAGCGGTTCCCGCCGTCGTGGTACGACAACCAGCGCGCCGCCATGACGCGGCAGATGGCGGCGGCCATGCTCGACTGCGCCCCCGTGATCGAGGGCGGCAACCGCTTCGCCATGAAGGGCGTGGTGTTCCACGACACGCTCGACGGCTGGCCCATCGCGCCGGACGTGCGCGGCTGGGACCTTGCCTCGTCATCCAAGGAGCGCAACGGCGAGGACCCCGACTGGACGGTGGGCGTGCGCGGGCAGGTCGTGACGCAGAGGCTGGACGGCGACGCCTGCCTGCGCCACATATGGATCCGCTCCATCGTCGCGTGCCGGGAGGAGGCCCCGGCGCGCGACAGGATGATGCGCGAGACGGCCGTGCAGGACGGCCCCGCCGTGCGCCAGTACGTGGAGGCGTTCGGCGCGTACAAGGACGCCTATGCCACCATGCGGAGCGCCCTCCTCGGCGTCTCGTCCGTCTACCCGTCGCGCCTGCCCGGTGACAAAGCGGCCAAAAGTGCGGACATGGAGCCGTCGTTCGAGGCCGGCATCGTCCACATCTACCGCCCGCTGTGCGCGCGGCGGCTGGACGAGTGGATGCGCCACTTCGAGGAGTTCCCGAACGGCACGCACGACGACTTCGTGGACGCGACGGCGGTGATGTTCCACGCCAGCGCGTCGGGACACGCCCGCGTGGGCCGGATGTCCGACCCGGCGCACGCCGCCGTCAGAGGCAGAGGAGCGTTCTTATGAGAATACTTGAGACCGGAAGGCGGTTCTGGGAGAAGCTGAAGCGCGTCAAGACGGCGCGCTCCGTGGACGTGTCCCGCGCCATCACCGAACAGCGCGCGCGGTTCAACCCCATGCGCAACTTCACGCCCGACAAGCTGGTGCGGGCCATCGACAACTGGCGCATCGGCACCCTGTGCGACCTCGCCCGCATACTGGAGGAGCTGGAGCAGCGCGACGAGATGATCCTCGCCTGCTCGCAGAAGATGAAGTCCAGCGTGGCGCGGTGCAAGCACGCCGTCAAGATCGTGGAGGGGTACGAGAACAACCCGATGGCCGAATTGCAGCGCAAGGTGCTGGAGCGCTTCTACGCCAACATACGCACGTCCAGCGTGTTCTGCCGGAACGAGCGCGGCGGCTTCCGCCTCCTCGTCAAGCAGATGATGGACGCGGTCCACGCCAAGTACGCCGTCCACGAGATCGTATGGGAGCCGAAGCCGGACGGCTCCCTCTCCGCCCGCTTCCAGTTCGTGCCGCTGTGGATGTTCGAGAACCACACGGGCGAGCTGCGGTTTTTGGACTACTACGGCGCGTACGACGGCGTGGCGATGGAGCCGGGGGAGTGGCTGGTGACGGTGGGCGAGGGCGTGGGCATCGCCGCCGCCGTGGCCGCCATGTCCAAGCGGCTGTCCATCAACGACTGGCTGATGTTCAGCGAGCGGTGCGGCACGCCCGGCCTCCACGTTACGACGCAGGCGGGCAAGGACACGCCCGAATGGGAGGAGCTGGTGGACGCCGTGCGGAACTTCGGCAAGGAGTGGGGCGCGGTGACGGACGAGAACACCCGCTTCAACACCGTGTCCCTCGCGCAGAGCGGGAGCATCCCATACCCCGAGCTGGTGCGGACGATGAACAAGGCCATCAGCGTCCTGTACCGTGGCGCGGACCTGTCCACGCTGTCCGGCGAGGGCGGCGACGCGAACGGCGCGTCCCTCCAGGGGCGCGAGAGCGACATCCTCGAACAGGACGCGTGCGAGATGCTTTCCGAGACGTTGCAGGAGCAGGTGGACAAGTTCGTGCTGCGGTGGCACTTCGGTGAGCGCGTGGTGCCGATGGCGTACATACAGATCGAGCCGAATGCCAAGCAGGACGCGCAGCTCGACATGGCGATCGACAAGCACCTCGTGGGGCTGGGCGTGAAGCTGTCCAAGAACGACGCGCTCCAGCGGTACAGCCGGACGGAGTGGAAGGCCGACAGCAAGGACGACGCGCCTCTCCAGCCGACGCAGGGCCAGCCGGGCGAGGGTATGCCGGGCGAGGGCGCGCCGCCTCCCGTGGACGGATCGGGCGCCACCCTTCCGCCGCCGGGCGACGCGCCCGCCCTTCCGCCCCTCGCCAACGCGGACGGCGACGCCGCGACCGCAGAGGCGTGGAAGGCCATGCGGAAGGACTTGAACGGCGCGCTGGAGGCGTGCCGCGCGGCAATCGAGGCGAAGGACGGCACGGCGTTCATCAACGCCATCGCCAAGATACCCAAGACGGCGGACGGCCAGCGCCTCGCCGACACGCTCAAGCGGCAGATGAAGGACGCGCTCGCCTCGGGAGGGAAGCAGGCGTGACGGCGCGGGAGCTGGAGATCATGGCCCGGCGCGCCAGCCTCGCTCTCGCGCGGAGGGACGCGGCGCGGATGGAGATGTGGGACGAGGCCGTGGCGCGCGCGTTCTGCGCCCTGCGCCTCCGCAACGCCCTCGGCGACTACGACGAGGGCCAGCACCCGCGCGGCCCGGACGGCAGGTGGATCAAGAAGGAGGGCGAGGGCCGCACGGCGGAGACGTTCGCCTACAAGAAGGAGGGCAAGGCGTACCGCTTGAAGAAGGACGGCTCGCACGAGTACGAACCCGACCCCATCGAGGAGAAGTTCACATTTTCCAAGATGGGCAAGGAGCGGAAGGAAAAGGAGACGCCCCACCTCGACCAGTACCGGGACGTGCCGGACACGGGCGCGCGCACCTTCAAGGGCATGGGCGAGGGCGACATCTACAGGCGCGGCGCGGCCATCGACTACGGCACGCACGAGGAGACGACCAAGAAAGGCGCGGTGAAGGTCGTGTCCAACCGCAAGGAGGGACAGCCGCAGTACGAGTGGACGCTCGGCGGCAAGCCCGTGCCGCGCGAGGAGGCGGGCAGGCTGGAGAGCGCGTTCAAGGAGGCCGGGTGCGTGGTGTTCGACCCGACGGCGCAGTCCGCGATGGTCCGGCGCGACTTCGCCAACGGGCGCGGCCAGCTGTTCTCCTACACGGCGGCTGACGGGCGCGTGCAGACGCGCTACGACAGGCAGACGGAGCGGGAGAAC